CCTACAGCCATATTGACTGTTCCTGCATCGCTGTGGTCAGGGCCAGAGCCGGGATTGGTAGAAGCCGTAACCACTTTGCCCGTCATAGTATGGGGTGTAGCGTAGACCGCAGCATCACCAACTTCTTTGCCCATCATCTTTTTGCTGAATGTAGCCATGATTAGCCTCGCTTCTGTGCGGCAATTTTTGCCAAGTTACGACCCATAGACAACATATCGGCATTGGTTTTACCCTTACCTTTACCTTTGCCGCCCATGATTTCTTTTTGGGTAGGGCCGCTATTGCCCAAGTTTTTGCCTTCGGTCTTGCCTTTTTTAGCAATGCCATCGGCTGATCGTGTGTATGCCATTCTAAGCTCCTTAAGATACCGTTACTGTACCAACAAATGTCGTTGCCACCAAGTAGTTTGGTGTCAAACCATCATCATTTAATCTAGACCCGCCCACAGGCTGCCAACCCCACTGAATATCTCGCGAACCACCAGTCAAACTACCAATACTGTTTACGCCTGCCGTAACGTACGTTGTGTCCTTGCGTGGATTACGCAAAGCCTGTGGGTCATCAACAGGAAAGGTGCCTAACATCAACTGAGGCTGGTCGGGGTCCCAGCACTCAGGGCAAACCAACAACTGATACTTTCTCTGCTTAATAACTTCTGTTTTAAGCTTTTTAAGTAGGTATTGCTGGCCACAGCGGTCGCACATGGCAATCGCTTTTTTGCCGGATGCAAACCTATTCCCCATTACGTGCTACCAATAAACTGTTGACGCGGTACAAACCGAACTGCGGCTTTCTCTCTGTCTTCGCCAGCGGCAATTTCAAACGCCTCGTTGTACATCATCTTGAGCATTTCTACTCGGGGCATCAATTCGGGGACCTTGACCGCAATGTTATACGCCAAGCCCGCTACCAAACAAGGCAGGAAGCGGAAATTCATGTCGGCGGTACTTACCCCAGCGCCAGCGTCTTGGACGCGTCTGAGTCTCCAGTATACGAACTGATAGGGCGTTGAGTTATCGGGTGTAGGCCAGACAGTCACGGCTGGAAGCTGAGGCACAAAGACCGCAGTACCATCCGTTTGTGCCGCTGCCGTAGTGTTATTCTGACCACGGAACACGCCGCCTAAGGTATTACCCGTGACGTAACCGTAGTAAATGTCTTCTGTTCCAAGACGGATAAAGCCCGCGTTCGCTAACCCAACTACCGTGCTAAGCGTTATTGTGGTGTCCGTTGACGTAATCGCGCCCACCAAGACCGCATTCGTTGGGTTAGTTTCGCCAGAGAGTCTTTGAATCCAGACTTGAATTGGGCGAGCTTGGCTAAGCTTGTTTGGAATAGTTGCATAAGTAGAGACGCTAATGCGTGTAATGGTTAAGTCCGCCTGCGTAGACGCAGTGTTGGACCCAGTACGAATGACGTGTTCTAGCAGGTCAATCGTGTCCGTTGGTAGGGCGTAGGTGCTAAGCCCCGGAGTCAGGTTAATGATTCCCTGCTCCATTGTCCACATATTTATACCCTTAGACTGCCACTCAATCGTCATCAGATTCATCGAACGACGCGCTGTACGCAGGTCATAACCAGAACGCATCTCCCGGCCCGCACGCTCCCACGCTTCCTCGGCGATCTCCGTGAAGTCCATGTTGAACAGTGTGGTTCCGGTAGTGGTCATCTAAAGCCTGCCGTTTTCTTTGCAATGGTTTTTGGTTGAGCTACAAACTGTTTGCCAGACGCCTTACCCGCACGCTTAGCTTTGGTTGTGGCTGCATATTCTTGCGGGGACAAAGACTTAATGGCTTTCTCAGGCAAATATCGCTCCCCCGTCTTGCTCGACGGTTTACCAGACTTAGTACGCCATTTCTGGTCGCCCCAATCTTTGAGCGATTTCTGAGGAGCTTTCAATCTCTGTACCCTCCACCAGCATCTTTGTATTTTTTAGCCACAAGTTGTGCTTTACGTGCAGACCATTGTCCTGCGCCTGTACCGTGGGTAGCTGCGGCTTTTACTTGAGACACAATCCGCTTACGCAAATCAGGCTTAGTGTAATTGCCAGCCTCGTTGACTTTCCCGCCTTCAGCATATTGCGTGAAGTCAGTATCGTCCCGGCGTGCTTTTTTCACGCCTTTGGGCATTTTAGAGGGCATGACGGCCCCCATACCACGACAGGCCATCATGATTAGATGTACTTTCCGCGTGTCTTACCTTTGGTAGCAATACCATCAGCGCGACGTGAAGCAGAACCTACAGAACCACCTCGCTTCATACCAAATGCGGACTTTAAACGCTCGCCAACAGAACGTCTATCGGTTGTACCGCTACCGGCTCTAGCGCGTTCACGACTAGCTTTTGCGCGGTCTGCTACAGACATTTTGGTGTCGTCAGCAGGCATCTCTGAAGCTTTAATTGCAGGTTTGTATTCTGCTTTTGCAGCAGGTTTAGCAGCAGGTTTAGCAGCAGGTTTAGCAGCGGGTTTAGACGCGGCTTTAGGCATAGCCTTAGGAGTAGCTTTTACAATCCGGCTGGTTCCTGCATCGCCAAATTGCCCAGCTTCTTCCGCAGCGCCAGCGTCGCCCATCTCTTTGAGTGGACGTTTGTTAGCTCTATAAGCTTTGTCGGCTTCTTCCATAGCGTCTATTTCACCGCCGTATTCATAACCTTTTTTCATGTTAACTCCTTGTTAGCAGGCTCTGCCGCCCATGTTCATCTTAATCATCTTGCCTTTGGTTTTACCCTTAGACGCGACACCATCTCGAGTAGCGGAAGTTTTGACTGAACCCATTTTGGATGCAGCCATACCGCCTTTTTTCATACCGTGTGCTTTAGAAGCGGGAGCCGCAGCGTGGGCTTTCAAAGAAGTAGCAATGCCACCTTTGGCCATCTTGCCCTTGCCGTCAGCAGCAAAGGAAGGGACCATCTTGCCGCCCTTGTTAACCATAGGCATACCGCCGTCTGCATATCCGCCCATATTCATCTTTTTCATATCGCCACCTTCAGAAAATTTGCGGCCCTTGTCCGCTTGGTTAAAGTCCTTGCCCACGGACTGTGGGACGCCTACTTTCTTAGCAAATGATGGGTTATTAGCCACCGCCGCCATGAAATTGTGTTGCTTTTTAGAACTACTCGGCACTTTGTTTGCCTTTCCTACCCAGCAAATTTTGCACCGTTTCGGTTTCCCAGATGCGAATCATTGTCCACACAATTGTGAAGATTGCGGCAATAGACGGCAACATTTCCACTAGGGTTCCTACAACAGTCATTATCGACAGCGCATCAACAACATGCTTTGTCGTTTCGTGCGTATCGCTCATGTCAGCAGTTCCACGCCCGTAGGCTCTTGTTGATACGTGAATTCGGATCGTTCGCCGTCTTCGCGCTTGTTAGTTTTTTCTTCATGCCACTCATTCGAGCGCAGAAGGAGTCGCGCCGGGACCCGCCCTCTGGTTGGGGCGCTTTCAATCCCGGCTTGCCCGGATTGGCTTTGTTGTAGGAAGCACGGCCCTTGGCGTTCAATCCGCCCGCGTCCGACTTGCCTTCCTTGCGTTGCCATGCTGGTGACTTAGCCATAATAAACAACTACAGAAGCACCAGCACCTGTAGTGACTGCCAAGCTAGTTCTAGCCAAAATACCTTCTCCCGGTATCAGGATGTGTATTGTTCCAATTGCTGTAGGAGCGGGAAACGAAAATAGTGTAATAGAGCTTGCGGCTCCGTCTTTGACAACAACCGTTCCACCCGTAGCCGCATACGAAATTGTGAGAGCTTTTAACCTATTACGATTTGTGCCGCCAACAACAGTATCTGTTTGAGAAGCCGCTACAAGAAGCGACTTTACGTCTGTTTGCATCATGATGATTGCTCCGTTTCCGGTTCTGGGGCTTCTAGCCTGTTTATGAGCATCTTGTATGCTTGGATTGTGCCTTGAGCTTGAACTAGAAAGTTTTGAGCTTTCTGTGCTTCAGTCTCAAGTTCACTAATCTCAGACTCCAAGAATTCCTTGGTGATCTGCATTATGCAAAGGTCGAGTACGCAGGAACGTAGTACACAGTGCCGCCAATCATCACTTTGATTGCTTTGGCTACAGTAGTAACGCTGGTTGCTGTAGGCGCAATCGTAGCAGCAGGGGCTGTTTCAATATTCATCAACAAAGGAATCTCACCAGTGTTTGTGCCGCTGTCAGACACGCGAATGAACGAAGCAGTTGCAGGCAAAGTTGCATTAACTGTGTAGGCGGTGTCCAGTTGAATAACAGACAAAGTACCGCCGGGAGTAGCGTCAGACCCGCCTAAAGTAGCGCGGATTGCATTAGCTGCGCCGGAGATGGTTGCTGATGCGCCGTCAACACTTAAAGAAATGTGAGCGCCGTTGATCGTGCCACCTGTTGCAGCAGCAGTGCCGGTTACAACAGAGAACGCACGGAGAGTCTCACCTGAACCTGTAGAAGTAAAGGTAAGTTTGTTGTACGACAAACGTGTATCGCCAGATGTGGCAGACGTTGTAGCGTAAGACTCGGATATGTTACCAGAGGTTGTTTCAACAATAGGAGAAGAAGCTGTTCCGCCAATAAAACCGTTCAATGATCTGACGGGGCCGGAGAATGTGGTCAATGCCATGATGTGTCCTTACATGCAAGTTGGGGTGTTCTGTCTGCATGTCGTCAGCCGGGACTGTCAGAACACCGGATAAGCCCGGATTAGGGGCAATATACAACAAAAGAAAAAGGGGCACAAGGCCCCTTTTCAAATATTTCCAAAGAAATATTAAGCGCCGGGTGAACCGAACACGCCCAGTGGGTCTGACACACCGAAGCTGTAACGCTCACGGGACTTGTAACGAACGTTACCTGTGTCAAAGTCACCGTCCATGCCAGTAGACAAGGGGGTACGAACAAAGTGCTTCAAACCGTTAGGCACATCTGTACACAGGAACCAAGCATTGGTGTCTGTCAGGTAGTGGTTAACAGTGTAGCCTTCAGGGATTGAACCGTTGTTCTTCAATGCGTTGATGTCATTGTCGGCTGTAGAAACGCGGAGTTCGGTTTCGAGCAAACGTGTAGCAACGAACATTAAAGAAGGGGGAACAATCAGCTTACGTGGCTTTGCAGCGATCAGCAAGCTACGCTCATCTGTCCAAGCAGCGATTTGAATAACAGCGTTTTCCAACGATGTTTCGTTCAAGTCAGCAGCGGTAGATGGTGTATTGCTGTTAACGCCACCAGAAACCAAGGG